CTATACAACAATCTATCCGCTATCTGTTCAATCAATCCGATGGAACTAATTATCCGCTGCATGTCATTATCCACTTTCTTCTTCTTGTGTGGTTCGCACTTGAGGAATACTCGTGTATCATGCTGCTTGGGAGAGTCTAAACACTCCCTCACCTTTCGGGTGAGATACTCAGTTCCATACTTGTCGATAATGTCTCCATTGTTCGAGTTTGGTTCGTACATCAAGAACGGAAACCCCGGACTAGAACTCCTATCCACCTCCAGTATACACTGGAGAATGTTTTCATCAGAGTCCCAATCCGCCGGTAATTCCGTCTTGGCTAACTTACATTGATCCGCTAAGATCCGAGCTGCCTCTTTACAAAGCGGTCTTTCTTTGACTAACCTGTTCCTAACAGCGTGATTCAGCAAACTTGCTTTCTCACGAACAGGATTTATAATTGGGGCCACAAACCCCGAGGTAAGACTATCTACATCAAAATACATACTAGCTATATCATACATTTCATTACGCTCCATTTTCACACTTCCCGTCCAGATTGGCACCCCTCCACCTGCGACGGGCGCTAGGATGGAGGGGTCCGAAAACCCGCTCCTTGAGCGGATTCTTTAAAGCGCATACGAAAATCATTCATACGGCTATCGTAGGCCTCTCTTAAGGAAGTAACTTTAAAGACGAAGTTCTGCTGTGCCAACTTGCGTTTCTCAAGTAAGAAGATAAGCATTTCCATTTCGGTGGCATACCATTCTCTTATCTTTTCAGCGCACTCCAAAGCCTCCTCAGTCGACCACTCTGTCCTGATTTGATTCTCAGAAAATGGAGGTATATCTTCCATATCTGCAAATCTCTCCAAAGCTGGATTACCCGGCATATCTATGGTGTCATTTTCGAACACCACGTCATCTACCCCAGACGGCATTTCCGGCATATTTGAAGGTGGATCGGGTCCTTCTTTAACTCCTTTCGGAGAAGGTGGTTTTGGTTCGGCCTGCACTTTCTTCTTCTTCCCTTTCGCTTTCTTCTTCTTTGAAGAGGTACTAGGGGTTACTGATGGTGCAACCACCTTGTTCTTCTCAGACTTCGGTGGTGATGATACAGTTTTCAATGTCGCAGCAGACTCCTTTAAAGGATAATCTAAGTTATGAGTACGCACAAGAAAATCGATTTGTGCCTTCAGCACTTCAAGTTCTTTCTGAA